TTCTTAGAAGACAAAGTCGTTAATAATTCTAATGCATTATTTGGTCCGGGTGAAAAATTCGCATTATTAGAAGGAGAAGTCGTTAATAATTCTAATGCATTATTTGGTCCGGGTGAAAAATTCGCATTATTAGAAGGAGAAGTCGTTAATAATTCTAATGCATTATTTGGTCTGGATTCACAATTTGTGACACTAGACACATTTAATAAAAAACTTGGAGTATCACTTAATAGAAGTTATAACTTATCAACATTAGATGATACTTTGCAATCATTAGAACTAAGAGTCAATGATAACTCAAATATGTTATTTGGTTCGAATTCACAGTTTGTAGAATTAGAAGAAAAAGTCAATGATAACTCAAGTATGTTGTTCGGTCCGGATTCACAATTCGCATTATTAGAAGACAAAGTCGTTTATAACTCAAATGCTTTGTTTTACCCAGGTGAAAATGAATCAGGTTTATTAGGGTTAGTGAATGACAACTCTAATATGCTATTTGGTTATAATTCAGAGTTTGAAATGTTACGAGGACAAGTATTTAATAACACGAATATTTTACTAGAATTTGATGGAACGCCTCCCCCTCCTGCTCCATCGCCACCTCCTCCAGATGATGAATCTGAGGGTGAAACTGACGATGACGAATCTTCTGAGAGTGGAACTGACGATGACGAATCTTCTGAGGGTGGAACTCTAGAAACTGCTTTTAATGTTCCCATTACACCGTCTTTATTAACAACTACGGATATTGATTCCAAATTAACAACTACGGATATTGATTCCAATTTTACAGTAACTTCATCTTTAACGTATGACTTACCATTATATGTTGAAGCAACTATTGAGTTAGACAGCGGTAATAACGGTGTTGGAATTCGATTGTTTGAATCTGATGGCACATACGGTTTAGACTATCGTGTTGGTGATGGTGGTACTGGCAGTGCCGCAAACAAGGCTACGGTAGGTATAAATGGAAGTGCATCTAATAAATACAATGCTATGCTGCCAGATTATGTCGGAAACACCAAGACGACCAGGATTGCGATATGGATACCCGACAATGGTTCTAACATAATATGTTATATTGGCGATACTACCACCCTTACTGAGCTTTCCACTACTTTTACTATGAACGACATTGATGGTTCGCTTACTAATACAAAAATACATTTATTCTGGCGTGTATCCCGACTAAATAGTACGATCTCAGATGTAAAGATAAACGACCCATTTGGTATATTGACATTATCAGACACTAATATATTCGATACAAAAGGTTTGGGGACAATTACTACTGTAACTGATACTGATGAGGTTGTAATTGATACTACAGGTACCACCGAGCATCAATACATTCTCAGTAGAAACTCTTATAAATTGGGTTTCACAGTTTCCTGCGATATAAAAGCGACTCTAACTGATGCCGTAATATTTCTGGTTCCCAAACAGACTTATGACTCTGAGGGTGGGTTGACAAATTTAGACTTCAGTGATGGTATTAGATATGGTCCGGGTGATAATGGAATTGGTTATAGAAGCCCTGCCAAGGTTGGGCTAAAGATGTTCAGCGAACAAGAACTTAATGTAGATACTGTGCAAAATAATGTATATGGGTATCATACGTACAAATTAAAATATAGTGGAAGTACAAATACAATAAACTATGCAAGGGATGAAAATGTTTTTAGTTCAGAGAACTTCACAGATCCGCCAAATACAGAGGAATTTCATGTAGGTGTATTTGTATATATGGGTACCCAAGGAACATTTAGAAACTTTATTGTGTTGCCAAGTTAATCAATGAAACAACATGTTCATTTAAAAACTTTAGATTGGTTTTTATAAGATAAGTCAGATAATCAACGAAAAACAGTATATCCACTTCATCGACATTTATTCTGATTCACAATCCATTCTTATTTGTATTGAAATTGTCTATCTATTAACGTAAATCTATTAACTTCATAATCACTTATGTACTGCATCATCTTAATGAATAAGAATAGTTAAAAAATGAATCTTTTACCATCGAAATTCAAGCAAAAACAATAAAATGAGATGTATTATTTGGATAAGTTTTTAGATAATAACATTTCAAATACCGACAATAGTTCTAACATAATATGTTATATTGGCGATACTAACACCCTTACTGAGCTTCTTAATACCTTTTCCTATAAACGACATTAATGGTTCGCCTACTAGTACAAATATACATTTATTCTGGCGTCAATCCCGACTAAATAGTACGATGTAAAGATTTATAACTTTAACCCTAACAATTTACTAGATGATTTATCAACATTCCATATACAAAATAAATAAAAACAAAGAAAACATTTTCATTCATATATATATCATTCAAGTGTCAAATAATTGTCAAATCCAGAGACCCTCTCGCGCCTTTTATTTTGGAGTTCCCTATCCATTCTTCAAATATACTTGTCAAAGAAGTAAAAAAATATTTCGATTCAAATGAAATGATGTCCTTAAAATCATATTCGTATTTCTTTTTCGTCTCGTGTAACATTGAATCATTTGTCATTAAACAAACACATTGCTTGAAATGATGTTGATTTTTTAACAAACTCAATACATCATCGATGTCATTCCACATGTGTCTTTCTTTCGTTATATTTATGATGATTCCAATATATTTGTATGACTCACAATCCATCATGCATTCATCTTTATTTTTTGGAACTTGAAATTGTTGAAAATCTACTAACTTAATAATTGCTTTTGTAAATAGTTCATTCGTATTTATGACCATAATTTGATTTTTTTTCAAAAATAACTGATAACTTGCTTTGTATCCTATACCTTTATATTTATCATATATAGGAGCACCTTTGACGCTTCTTGAACATGGACCACAAGTGGTTTTACACGCATTCTGCACACACATCAACGTTTTCTCGGAAACATGAATCGTATTCGGAATACAAGAACTCTCTAACCGACTACATATATTAATATCGTTTCCAAACATCTGATATTTTTTGGGATTCTTCAAATATATACCAATAACATCAGAAACATGAATTCCAATGCGAATTCCAATAAAAGAACATTTGAATATATTTTTGAAATCGTTTATGTTTTCCAATAAATCAAAACAAAGACGAATCATCGATAAATAAGAATAAACTGGTTCAGTTGATTCAACATCATCTGTTGAATTAACCATATTGGAAACTAACATACATGAATCACCAACAAGTTCTATTTTTTTTACACAAGGAAACTTTTCTATATGGTTACATATCCAATCATTATAGTTTATCATTGCATTAGCAATAACATTCGGTAGATGATTCGAACACCAAGTTGAAAATCCAACAATATCTATCATGCAAACACATACGTTTGACAACAAATCATATTTTATTGTATCAATACTATTATCAGAATCAGAACCATTATAGCTATTTTCAATAACTTGTATGGTATTATTCACAGAATTTTTCAATAGGGTATGTTCATTATCCAAACTTGTTTTCTTAAGATTGTTTTTGTCATGTTTTATAAAAAAATTTGTATCAATTACATCAGTTTCGTTAATTGAAATAATAGAACTTCTGTTCCTTTTATCCTTTATCTGCTCATGTTGTTCCTGCATGATTTCTGGTTTATTATCTGACTTATTGTTCGTTACAATACTATTATACAATCTTGTTTTTAACAAATTCATTGTTGCACCATATTATAAAATATATAAAATTATATTATCCATAATATACGTTTATGTAACAAGTATTTAATGTACAAAAATGAGTTTATGTAATTAATAATTCAATGACTGAAACCATATAAAATAATTTCTACAATAATATAAAATAATGTCTCATTCATTTGATTATATTGAGGTTGTCGTTCGTATGTTAAAATATTTAATGGAAGGTCTCGTGGTAGCTACTGCAGCATTTATGTTTCCTAACAAAAAACTATCTTTCGAGGACGTAATGTTAATTGGTTTCGTGGCCGCAGCTACATTCTCATTACTAGACTTATTCAGCCCAAGCCTAGGAATCAGCGCCCGCTCTGGTGCCGGGTTAGGTATCGGTGCTAATTTAGTAGGATTCCCTACCATGAATAACATGCCTGCATTACAATCAAAATTAACCGGTCCGTAAATGAAATGATATTATATACTTCTGATAAATTTCCAATTTAAATCTTTGCATATTTTTTTCCATATTTCCTCTTGTTGATGTAATTTTTCTCTAGACTTCAACAAAGGAAAAAATTTCAAATATTCTGGTTTATCTAATATCTGGATAAATTTATGAATCACATATGAATACGATAGGAAGTTTTTCCGCACAAGTGGTGCATGTTTCAAAAACGGCACTTGTATTTCTTTGAACATATTCCTAAGTGTTTCTTCCAATTCAGGTGATAAGTTTGGATTAGGAACTCCAGTGATTCTATTCATTATGTATGGAATGTGTTCATAATACTTATTTATTTTCAACTTCTTCAAAATTTCTTTTATCTTTTTCCCAGTTAAGTCTTTGGTGTTAGTTATTCTTTGTTTTTTCAATTCTAACATGATTTGGTCAAAAACGCTTTCAGGTATATCCGTCGTTTCTTTACCTTGTATTTGATTTAACCATTCTTGATAATGATTTATACGTTTGTATGAAAAATAACTAATTTCTTTAGGAGGGTCTTTATAGGATGGTTTTTCATTATCTGTCAATATATGTTCCACTGCGTAACACTCGTTACAATATGATATATTATCATTGACTAATATAACCTTTTCAGTTGAATTGCAATGCACACATTTACTAGCATTTATATTGTTTATGTTATCATTTATATAATTAACGTCTGTTATCGCTAAATACTGGTTCAAAAGAACTGCTCTATTTTTTGGAGGTTGATCTTCTTGGGTATCAGTGGTGTTTTCTTTTTTATCAATACTTTTCTCATTAAAATCGGATGATGAACGGTGTTCATGAAAATATGATAATATGGATTTAGTTGTTGAGTTAGTTGGAATGGTTGGGTTATCCAACTCTGATTTTATATTGAGTTTAGAATCATTGTTATTTTCAATTAAGTCGTAGTAATTATAGAGTATGTGTGAGGTTTTTATATAGTATTCAATTTCATCATTATTTGTCTCGATTTGATTAATTTTATTTCTTTTATCTCTCAAATTATCGTTTATATGAACTATTCTACTAAAATTTTCATCACTCTTTTCACTATTAGGTATGGACTCGATTTCGCTCAATTCTTTAGATAACTCACTTATTTCGGCTTTCAATGTATCTACAGACATTTTATCATTTTCAAATTCTGATAAAGTTTCTTTATGACAATGATCTAATGTTTTTGTTGATTTTTTATACAAACAAGAACGTTTATTTGACACATAGGTTTGTTTTTTCATATTTACATATTGTATTAAGGACGGTTCAATAATTTTAAATAATAATAGTATATTATATATATATCTAAAATATATATAATAGTGCATTTATATATATTTTAACAATTACAAAAGTTTATAAATTCACTTCAATAATACACACAAATAATATATACCTTTTTTCCTCTGCATATATTTTACGGCAAATCCATAAAAATAAAATATTTATATATATTAAAACAAATATGGGAGGAGGTCTCATGCAGCTCGTAGCTTACGGTGCCCAAGATATCTATTTATCTGGAAACCCCCAAATCACTTTCTTCAAGGTGGTGTACCGCAGACACACCAACTTCTCCATGGAATCCATTGAACAAACATTCAATGGTTCTGCCGGTTTCGGCAAAAAGGTAACCTGCACTATCTCCAGAAATGGTGATTTAATCTCCAGAGTGTATTTACAAGCTAATATAAATAACCCTTCTACTACTAAAATAACACAAGCTGGACATAAACTCATCAAATCTGTGGAAGTAGAAATCGGTGGTCAGCGCATTGATAAGCACTACGGCGATTGGTTATCCATCTGGAATGAATTAACCCAGACTCAAGGGCACTGGGAAGGATACGAAGCTATGACAGACTTACCGGAAGAAACCACCACCACCCTCTATGTGCCTCTTCAGTTCTGGTTCTGCCGCAACCCTGGACTCGCCTTACCATTAATCGCTTTACAATACCACGAAGTGAAGATTAACATTGAGTTTGCTCAGACGACCGACATCCATCCTAGTGCTGCGCTCACAATGAACTCTGCTTCCCTCTACGTAGATTACATCTACTTAGACACTGATGAACGCAGACGTTTCGCTCAGGTATCTCACGAATACTTAATTGAACAGCTCCAATTCACCGGTGATGAATCCTTGTCTAACAAGGTTAAATTAAACTTCAACCATCCTGTGAAGGAGCTCATCTGGGTTGCAAAAGCTTCTGACTCTTTAGTAGGAGATTTCGCTCTAGACGCTTACGGTGAAGCTAAATTACAGTTAAATGGTCACGATCGTTTCTCCGCCAGAGAAGCCTCTTATTTCCAGCTTGTACAGCCTTACCAGCACCACGAACGTGTACCTGTGGGTAAGAACATTAACGTATATTCTTTCGCTCTCAAACCCGAAGAACATCAGCCATCTGGCACATGCAACATGTCCAGAATTGATAACGCCACATTAAACTTAACCGATGTAAATGCAAATAACTTGAACTTGAAGGTGTTCGCCGTAAATTACAACGTACTCCGCGTGATGTCCGGTATGGGTGGCTTAGCTTACTCCAACTAAATGTAAATTAATATCAACAATCATTCAACAAATTAAAAATTTATTTTTAAATTTTAAATAAATTTAAATTTATTTAAATTTTAACGATAAGATAACTATATTGTTTTAATATGACAACAATGGATTTGTCATCATTACCATACAATAAGGATAATGTATTAATTGATGAAAAAGACATACAAACGATATTATCAATCGGTGATATTAAAGAACTAAATAATATCAACATATATCGACGCGCATTTGTACATAAATCCTATTGCACACGAAAAAATGAAAACTATATTGTTGGAAATGTGAAGTGTCCTGCAGATTGTATGCCATTACAAGAAGATAGTAATGAAAGATTGGAGTTTTTAGGGGATTCAATTTTGAATTTAATTGTAGCAAGCTATTTATTTGAAAGGTATCCACAAGTAAATGAAGGATTTTTAACAACAATGCGAACGAAACTTGTGAATGGAAATATGCTGGCAAGTCTATCAGATAAATTAGGATTGGGAAAATTCATTATTATGTCACATCAAATTGAAAATAATAATGGACGAAAAAATAAAAACATTTTAGAAGATACATTTGAGGCATTTATCGGAGCAATATTTCTAGATTTTAAAGATGAAAACAATATTCATTCCGGATTTGATGTTGCTAAACAATGGGTAATTGCAGTTATTGAAGAATATGTTGATTTTATGGAGCTGATGAAAATTAATATTAATTATAAAGACAAGTTAGTAAAACTATGTCAGCATCAATATCAATTTGTTCCAAAATATTATGAACTTAATGTGAATGAAATCCAAGGAATAAAAGAACATACTGTATGTATCCGCAATAATCACAATGAAATCATTGCAGTTGGAAAAGGAGCAACGAAAAAGTTGGCTGACATTGACGCATCTAAAAAAGGACTGGTATATTATGGCGTTGAACTCTAATTACTTTAAGCATTCACTCTATTTTCCATATCAAGCAGTTTTTCTACTATAATCTGTATTATTTTTGAATCAATTGATTTTTTTTCTTCATATTTACTTAATAGCTCATTATGAATTCGTGATAACGTATTATTTATTTTATTCATAAAATCTATTTGTTCATCTTTCATACTGCTTATACGTAGTGTGTTTATAAGTATTAATGAAAATAATAGAATAAACACCATAACAGTTACAATGACTAAAATCATTTGTTATGAATATTATTATTGTATATTAATATAATTTTCGTTGAATTATATCAATTTTCTTGCAGAAGGGTCATTGTTCGCTGAGGTATCGCAAAATCTCGGCATCCATAAGTATGGAACTAACTCACCATCATAATAATTGATATAGATTGAATAATAGTAATATGTTTCTTTTAACTTAAAAGTACTGTTTTTAAACTTATCATCATCTACAAGTAAATTTATATGTTTTTGAAGAATGTCAGCCCAAGAGTTATGTTCAGGACTTACACCATCACTAAATGCTTCTTTAGGTCTCCATAGAACATCATAGGGTAAAATATTAGGTTCATAGACTTCAAAAGCTTTACGTAATAAATACTTTTCGATTCGTGTATTACTCATACGCAATAATGGATTTATAGATAAATAATAAGTCACAAAATCTTTATCAGCAAATGGAACACGAGCTTCAAGACCAAAATTCGAAATCGTTCGATCACTCCTTAAACTGTCAAAATAGTGAATATCTTTTACCAATCGTACACATTCTTCATGAAAATCTAAAGGGTCTGTACATTTTTTGAAATATTTATATCCACCACACACTTCATCAGCATAATCTCCATTGAAAACCACTTTACAATCTGTATGTTCAGATATGTATTTCGCAACCAAATAATTTCCTACACTCGCACGAACAGTTGTTGTATCATAACTCTCAATAGTTCGTATAACTGTTGCAATAGCATCAATAAAATCTTGTTTTGTTAGTTCAATCGTTGTGTGGTCAGAACGAATATGTTCTGCAACTTTTTTCGCATTTTCTAAATCAGGAGAACCTTTCATACCAATAGAGAATGTCTTCAACTTTGGAACAAACTTTGATAATATCGCGCATACTAGACTACTATCCAAACCTCCTGATAACAAAGCGCATATATTTCGATCGGACATAACACGTTTTTTAACAGCTTTTGTAAAGATTGTATGAATATTTTTTAATATAACACTTTCGTGGTCGAAAGTGATTTGTTTCAAACCTAAGTCTGAATTATAGGGGAGTATAGAAGATATTTTCGAGTATTCTGACAAAATGGCAAAATGTCCTGGTGGAAACTGTTTCACGTTTTTCGTCTTGAAAAACGCTTTTGCTTCTGACGCAAATGAATAGTTCATGGTATCATAAAATAAAGGTCGAACACCATACGGATCTCTTGCAAAATATACCAATCGAAGTGATTTATCATATAAACAAAACGAAAATTCACCATCTAAAAGATTACATAGATTTGAAATAACATTGTATTCATTATCATTATCCTTTTTCAAATGTTCATACAAATGTAAAATGACTTCACAATCACTTTTCGTTTTCATTTCAAAGTCATACTCGGTTATAAGCTCTTTACAATTAAATATTTCTCCGTTGCAAATTAATACAGAACTATTCATTTTCATTGGCTGACTACCGTTTTCAACATCATTGATTGCCAATCTATTGAAAAACATACATATCATATCGTTTCGGTAAGCACCAATCTGTTCAGGACCCCTATGACGTAAAGCGTTCTCGGGATCCATTAAACTTTCAACATTTTTTGTTAAACAAAATGTTATTCCACACATATTCTCTATCTTCTTATAATATTCATATTTTAAATACGTTTATATACAAGTTTTATAAATAATAGAGATTATTGCATAATATAACACAACTCAAAAAATACAATATCGTATTACTTAATAACCTACAATTCCAAATAAATACGAGATACAAGTTCTGGACAAACAATAAATGGATTCACGTTATTTTGATATTTATATATGACATCAACACGTTTCCGTTCTCCCTCATCAACAGGGTCTTGATGATGCCAGGTTAATAATACAGGCACATCAATTACTTTGTTCATATCGTATTTCGGATACATTGTATTGAAATAAGCAATTGCACGAGCTACATTACCTTTGCTTACATCTCTAGGTTCAAATGTGTTATTGTAATTCGATTTTTCAGATAGGTTTGTTACATCTAAATCTTCTTCATCAGATATTTCTTCGTCATTGCTTAAATCAGAGTCATCAGGTTCAAGTGGTTTGCCATTTTCATCCAAAAATTGAGCTTCATCGTCATCTATCTCATCAAACTTTTTATTACTTCTATGTGTATTTAGTTTGTATTGAGAAGCAAAACAATGATTTAAATCAGACTTCATTGGATATTTTTTTTTAAAAAAACTTTGAGGCCATATATGTTCGCAATTTACTTTTTTACTATCAATGTTCTCCAACTCATGACCACCATATATATCGACAATTGCAATTTCTGAATATAAAACTTTTCTAGCTTTGTCGTAAGATAAACGATTAAAATCTTTGAGATGTAATGGGGAAAACATTTCATATAACTTGGTTTTTAACTCTTGACCAACAAGGCCGTTTGTTTCTCTTATGATTTCTGTTCGAAGTTCCATTTATAATATAATGGTAATTATTTTATCACATCCATTTAATTCATTTCATGGAAAACTGCATTTCATTTCAACAGGGTTTGGATATAGAACACACTTATTGAATTGTAGTTCGGGAATTTTCTCTGAATCAGGTGGCAATCCTCCGTTATTTCCAGTACTATTATTCGTCACACCAACATATCTTCGTGTAAAATTATTAAAATACTGATGATTATTTGTACAATATACATCTTTTCCGTTTATTTGTTTTTCTTGTAATACACTATAGTTGTGACTTGTATTAAAATCATCTGGTAGTACCAAAAACGTATCATGATTCTTGCAATCATATCCCACACATTGGTCGTCGAATGAAACCTTCTTCTTTTTAGGAATACTATTTTTACAATTTAATTTAGAGTTGTAACCATTCATACGCATATCAGTCTCTACGGTAACATTTTTTTGACAGTTTGGATTTTCATAGCATAACATGTTATGTTCGAACAAACTTTCATTATAGGTGTTGTTTTCTAATGACTTTTCTTCCATTGATTTATTCTGTTCCTCTAAAAATCCACAATACATCTTTAATAATAAGAGGAAATTATTTTATCCAAATACTCTTTTTCATCTGATGTTAATGGTGATTCAAAATAATCAACATGTTTGCTCGTATCTCGTAACGTGTTTTTATCATTATTTACATACAAACTTGTATTACAATCGTGAATCAGTCTCGTATATAGTTTTGGGTCATTGTCAATTATCTTACAACGGAAGTGTCTTAAAGCAGTTTTTTTGACAATCTGATCTTCCATACTTTCTACAGGTTCGTATTTTATACTCTTTAGGTTTGAAAAGAAAATCATTGTTCCAGATTTAAGCTTTATTTTGAACTTGAATTTTGTTGAAATGTTATATTCCAAACGATTTTGAAACATCAAAAAATCCACATCATGCTTACAAAACTCTTTCATGAATATTGACAAATATTGAGGGTGTCTATAATCATCATCGTCCCATGTAGTCCAAACAGCATTTGTAGGAACCATCTCTAAAGACTTGTTGCGCAATATACCTAGTTTATCTACAGCAACTTTTCTTTCAAAGATTCTTTCATTTGTTTGATTTGGTTCGATAATATTTTCAGAGCTTTGATTCAAAATAACTAAATACTTATTTTCATAATTCTGTTCTAAAAAATTAATCACACTTTTTTTAGCGTAAGCAACTCTTTCAGGTTTATATCCTGTAATCATCAAACAATAAACATCATATTCTTCTTTATTTTCTTCTTTTCTGTCATTAAACATGATATTTTTAGATAAAATTATTATTGCCAATATTGCAATTAACATTGAAAATAAATATAATAAATTGTAATCCATTATTATACTAAATGAGATATATATATTTTATTTGTTTGTTCATGTTAATTATATACTTTCTTCATCTCAAAATATCATATCAATCTTTAGATACGGAAGAACATTTCTATAACCACAATTTCAATGACTTAACCTATTACAAGTTCGACAAATTACTTACGTCAGCATCGCTTGATGATGTTAATGGGTTTCAAACAATATTAAATGAATACAACTTCAAACGGTCAAAATATTTACATAAATCTGATATCGTATTCTTTTATTTATTAACTGATTATGTAAAATTATACAACAAAATTGTAAATATACCAACGATTAGATATGTTGCTTCGTTACGTTGTATAGATTTATTTTGTTCGAAATACAAGCTGTATGATATTTTTGAATCAAATCTAAGTGAAGAACTTCTAATAAAATATTTACCAAAAACATATTTGTTAGGACCGAAACATAATTTGTCTGGAATTGTTGATGGAGAACTGTACATCTTGAAGAAAAACATTCAACGACAAAACGGATTGTGCATTACAAAAAATGCAGCAAAGATACAAAAAGCATATCAACAAAATTATGTCGTTTGTCAAAAAATGTTACAAGACGTTTTTACTATTAACAAAAGAAAAATTAATTTGAGGGTATATTTGTTAGTCACTATTACTTCCGAAAACCCTTCATTTTATGTATATAACAATGGTTTCATTTATTATACCAAAAAAGATTTTGTGAAAAACTCTACAGATCCAGATGTTCATATAACCACCGGATATATAGACCGTCAAATATACGAAAATAACCCTATGACATTAAAAGATTTAAAACAATTTATTAAAGAAGAGCGATATTCTATTTTAAATCAAAATATATTAGACTGTTTGCAAACATTGATGTCAGCTTATGTTTCGATTCTAAAAAAATATGATACTTCAGCTCAAACAAAATTTGTCATATTCGGTTGCGACTTCGCAGTTGCAAGTGATTTATCTTGTAAGTTGATGGAGATAAATAAAGGTCCTGATTTAAATTACAAAGATAAACGTGACAAAGAAGTCAAATATAATCTTGTAAAGGATACGTTCATTATGTTAGGTATCATTCCAGGAACTACTAACACCTTTACACAACTATAATTGATTATACATCAAATTTGTACGATTAAAATATTTTAAATATTATTAAATAATAAATATGACTAATAAGGTTTTATTAACACATGAAACCGACTTTCTACAAAATAAACTTACTGATTCAATGCTAAACAACAAACAAATTCTTTTATATGTTAAACGCGCGAACTGTCCATATTGCACCATGATGCAAGGTGAATGGGATAAACTATGTAATAAAGTTAAAAATAAGAGCAATTTAGTTGTAGTTGAAATAGACAAAAATGTATATAAGCCTGAAAGAACACCAAAATTTATGAGTGATTTGGTGTATAAAACACCATTCGTTCCGAATGTTGTCATGACGCAAAAACCATATCAAATGGATGGAATAAATCCTTATTTAGGCTTCGAGAAAGAAAGAACAGTTGACAATTTTCTAGAGTTTGTCAATTCAACATTAGATAAATCAACTAAATCAACTAAATCAGCTAAATCAACTAAATCAAAAAAGAATACTTCAGAACCCAATAAAAATATAAGTAAACCGAACAAAACAAAAAAAACATCCGAACCTAAAACAAAAAAACCATTAGAAAAGAAAACGACAAAATCATTAGAAAACAAACAAAAACAAACAAAAACAAACAAAAAATGAAGACAAAGTATCAAATATGATAAATAACACTATAAATATGTTTTTTCATTCGTCTTTCGGTTATGCTCTATTATCATATCAAAAATCATTTAAGTTTAATTGTTGATTTATAATAAAATGTCAAACGCTGCTGTACGTGATATTATAAGAAACAACCCTCATGTAGTGGTTGAAGATGTTTCACGAGACAGAAATTATCCAATTGTATCTTCGAATGGTAATACAGAATCATATACAATGAACGATTTTAAGAATATGGTTACACAATGGGTACAATTAGATAAAGAACTTACATTGAAAAAGGAACAGATTAAGGTATTAACACAAGAAAAAAAACAATTATCGAAAATGATGGAAGTTATGTCCTTCAAAATATTGCAGTTCATGAATATGAATGATCCACCCATTGACCAGTTGAATACCAGACAAGGTTTAATTAAATGTAAAAGAAGTTTCGTAAAGCAAACATTAACGAAGAAAGAACTTATTGACAATTTGACAAGAGAATTCCAGAACGTATTGAATGCTGATGATATTATTCAAAACGTTTTTAATAACAGACCAAAAGTTGAAAAAATTCAATTAATTCGCAAAAACTCTTAATCAGAATCATCATCCATATATCGCATTAAATAGTTTTCCCGTTCATTGTATTGATTTACATATTCATCTCTGTCAAATATGTCATCTTCTTCGTCAGATGATGGTTCTTCATTTTGATTCGTATTATTTATATATTTGATGAAATTTGAATCATATTCCGGGTTTAAAATAGAACGTTCGAAAA